TCAAGCTTTCTGCTGTTGGTCTTAAAAAACTGCGCCTGAAGCTTACTTCCGACTTTGTGATACCCTTTAAACCCGTTTTTTATCGCAAGGAGTATTTCCCTTTCCTGTTCCATTTCGCCCCTCTTACGGGCTTCCTTTATGATTCTGGGAATCGATTTGTTAATGAGGAAAAATCTCTTTTTGAACTTTGACCGGTTCTGTTTGCGGTAAATTTCCAACTCCTTGAGCTGCTCGACCTGCCACATCGACCAGTCGTACCCCTCTTCGAGTTCCTGCGCCCTATGATGGTCCAAATTCCTTATGAGGGAACTGATAAGCTCCTGTTCAATCTCATCAAACGCGGTGCCGATATCGTATTCCGTCATGATGATCTTCCGTAGTTGGAATACACTTTGAAGCCCTGCTGTTTGAAATGGTGGGTGAGCTTTTTCAGCTCACCCATACTTTTGCATTTATCACAGCGTAGTTCGGCATACCCACCTTTTTCAATCGCGTATATACCAAAAGGAACCTGTTCGCTTGCAGTCAACTGTAATTTCTTATATTCCGCCTGCCCCATCTCATACAGGTGGTTCGCTACCTTGACTTTCACCTTTCGTTCCTCCTACCTGTTCTTCAATAAAATTTTCAGCATTTTCCCTGGATATGCCTAATGTAGACGTTACGATTGAAATCGCTGCGGCACGAGAAAGCTGCCCTGTTTTATATGATTCAACAATCTTTAGCAGGCTAGCAATTTGAGCACCGTTCAGGTTTGTTATAGTCGATTCCTCCTCCACTTCCGTTGCAAATCCTCCCAGTTCCATATTTGCAGTCGGTTCTTCCATCTCAATAATACCCTGTTCCGCTTTTAACCGGGTAACTTCCTGCCGTTTCCACTCTTCGTCCCTGGTCGCCCCGTAAAGCTCCTCCACAGAAGCTTCAATGCTCATGATCCCACCCTGCTTTCCTTTGCTCACGGTTTCTACCTGTGATTCAAAGGACGGATTTGCATATTCGCCGAATGGGATATCGACATCAACCTTTACCACAGGCTGGCTTATATTTTGGTAGTATGCATTAATGCACGTCTCTACCAACTGCGGTAGAACTGTGCCCAGTACGTTTACAATATCGTTGCGTGTATACAGCGTTGTTTTTTCCTTTTCCCGCTGTGCTTCGGCGTTGTCGAGCTTTTTTACATCAATTCCAAGTGTGGACGGGCTTATAATCCCCTGCAGGCAAAGGTCAAGCGCTGTGCAGTAAGACGCCAGATAGCTCTCATGGGGGATTGCCGGCTGTTCCGTGTCGATCTGGCTTTTTGCGGTTTCGCCCATTGCATTGCCTGTTTCAATGTATCGGTTGTCAAATGGGTTGGGCTTCATAAACTCTCCGGTGCTGAGATTGCGGGGGATCATATCTTCCGGTATATATGTTTTTGCTCTGCCTGCCCGCAGGGCGTCCATCCATTGGCTCCATGCTTCATCCAAGGCATCAAAATTGTCAAGTTTTCCGTCGTAGATACTCCCTCCGCGCCCCTCATATTTTGCGCTCTCATAAATCATCAGAGGGACTGCAAGCATCCCTTCACATTCCCAATCGCTGATATTCTTTGTTGCTTCAATCGCTTTGGCATCAACAGAGGTATCGCCCCTAAAAAGCTCATTCTTTATATAGCCGCTGCCATAATGCTCATAAAGGATGTATTGCCGCTGTTTTACCGTATAAGGTGTTTTAAAAACAATCTCTTTTAATCGTCCTCTGGTTTTGATGATTTCAATCCGGTCGCCCGGATACCATTCAATGATCGGGTATGCGCTTATGCTTGTATCGATTGCAATCTTGAATGCGCCATCCCCAATAACCAGTGCGTCTTTTACTGACTTGTAAACCAAATTTCCGAAACTGTTTTCCTTTTCGATGTTTCTCCAAATTTCCTCCTGCTTTGGGTCGCTGAAAGAAAATCCATTCATATCCGGCAGCACGATTGACGCCAGGACCCTGACGATCAGCCCCGGAAGGCCCGTATGGATTTTACGCATTTCCATTCCAGGCGTACAGCTTGACGCCCAAAATTTATACTTGTCTGCGTATTCCGGGTTTTGTTTATAAAGCTGTTCCAGCTCGCTGCTGTCCCCCCTGTACCATATGCGGTTGCGTATCGCTGACAGCTCAAAGTCTGCAGTTTCGTTAATCTGTATTGCGGACGACGGCGCCGGCATTAAATTCAGCCAGTTTCTGATCCCGCGCTTTATTGTTTCGTTCATCTGTTTTGTCCACCTCATTTCTTTGTTTCCTCCTCAAATCCAATTAACTGCCGGTATGGGATGTATCCATATTCCGACGCATTAATCGTGTGGTCGTTCTCATCCTCTGGCGTATTGTCCTTATCCTCCCGCCAGCTATACACCTCAAGCTCCTTGATATGCTCTGTGCAAGTATCTACAACCAAATAGCATCCCTGTTGAATCCAGCCAAGTTGAAGCTTGATCCTGTCGATAATCTGCACCTTTTTGTACGCGTCAATAAAGTTATAAATACAGCTGTGCAGTCGCTTGTATTTTCGCAGCTCGGTTATAGTCGCCTGATCAGCGCTGTCAATAAAAACATCCTTTGCAAAACCCCATTTTTTGCGATTCCGCTCCAAAAAATCAATAAAATTAATTACCGCATCGGACGGTGCAAGAGGGTTCTCCAAGCTCTGATTTCTGTATACCTTTTCATCCAATATCAAAAGCTTTCTGTCCTCTGTGATCGCCTGAAACACCATCGCTATTGTGTCGGGCGATTTTTGCGAGTATGCGGTATCAAGGCCCGCTGAGAACTTCTTTATTTTGATTTTGCTGTCTTTGATCTGCTGTTTTACCCATTGAGCAGAAACAATATGTTTTTTCCTGTTAAAGTTCGGGAACACAAGCCCCGTCGCTCGACCGCGTAATCCCTGTATCTTGTTTTTCCATAGCTTTGTTCCTTTGGGTGTGTTTAGCTTTATTTGTTCGATTTTTTTGGCTGGTAATCCCAAATTATGAGCGAAAGTAAAAAACCAATGCACCCATCCGGGCTTTGGTTCTTCCGTAAGCATATCTAATATTTCGGGCGGCGTTTCTTTTTTCCACTCCTGAAGAGGTCGGGAACAATTTATGTATTCCTTGTAGACGGGTAGTCCTGGGTCGTCGGGGTTGAGCGTTGCTATGAGGTAGTCACAGCGCATTGAAGCTTCCCGTACATATTCCATATCGGCTATGTTGATTTCGTCTATGTACAGGCAGCCGTATTGACCGCCCAGGGCTTTTTTCCACCGGGCTTTGTTATCGTACCCAAGCACATATATAATCTTGTCTCCGCTGCCGGTATGGTAAAGCAAGTGCGGCAGGCTGTTAGGTCCTTTGCCCGCTGCATTGTACTCGATCAAAGGCCCAAAAACATCCAGGATACCCAAATCTTTATTGATAATGTTTTTTTCAATGGTGCCTAAATCCAAACCAGACAGGATATGCAGCTTTTTCGAGGAATCCGCCACTTTTAGCATAAACTTGAATATTCCGACTGTGGTTTTACCCGCCGCTGTGGTTCCCTCCAGAAACTCCACCGGCGCATTACAGCGTAGAAAAGCTTTATATTTTTTCGATAATATTAATCTTTCACTGCTCAAACGGATCACCCCACAACTGGGCGGTCAAGTCGGCAAGCTTCGATTTTTCGGTTTCCAATTCGGCGCTTAGAGAAATTTTATCAGGCGATTTAAACCCTGCCCGATCCAGGAAATCACGTGCCGCAGCAAGCCTGTTTTTATCATCCGCTCGAGGGTCGCTTAATATTTCGTACATGACTTTCCTTGCTTCTAAAGCATCAAAAAGAAATTCTTGCTGTATTTCGCGTTTGATCGCTTCTTTTTGCGTCTCAAGATATTCGTGGACTTTATCATCTTTTAGAAGTTGAGACGCCTGAGATGCTGCTGACTTTTTGCTATACCCAGCGTTTATTGCAGCCTGCGTTGCATTACTGCATCTCAATTTTATGAACTCCTCTACAAACAGTTTCCGCTGTTCTGTAAGCATGTGAGCATCTCCTTTTCATCAATATTTTCCCCTTGCTACCACCTTATTAATTAGTTTATTCGACCAATTAAAACAATAAAGCTCTATTGAGTTGTGAAATATTATTAATATTACATAAAATAACGGTCTAAATTTCTACTTTTTAAATCAAAACTTTTAAACACACATAATTGAAAATAAAAACCAAATGCTTTATACTAATAAACAAGGAATTCCTTAATTTCCATTGTGCTATTATGTAGGCCGCATAAATGCACATATTATGAACCCTGCGTACAAAAAGGAGGATGTTTTATATGAATGATTTACCACCAGAAAATAACGTAAATGGATCATGTGTTAAAGGGTTGGAACCCTATAGTTGCGAAAAGAGAATTCAAAAGTAAAATGATAAACACGGAAGAGTCCTAAAGACTTTTATGTGCTTTACGCTACCAAAAAGATGCCCTATTATACGGGCTTGGTAGCAATAACCAGGATTCCGTATAAGAATGGGGTATCGGACCACGTCATATAGAGGTGATTTTGTGCCGACCTCCGTAATTATTCCTTGGTGGGTTCCTGTTTCTATTGTAGTGGGCATAGTTGCTTATATTGTTGCTCGTATTATTATTCCACTAATTTTGGTAATACGATCTAAAAAAAGATCGAACTCCTGCATTACATATAAATGTGATAAAAAATCACTTTATTTTAAAATTGAGCCAGTTAATGACAAAAATATAGAAAATGATAAAAACGCTACTGCTAGTAGAAGCGAGG